CGCCATATGGATTGAACGTTGCCGTCATGGCGCTACCTCTTTTGTGCTATACTGTTCCCTGTTAGGCGCATATGATGCGCGAGGGAAGCGCACTGGGCGACTCAGTAGGTAGCAGGTTCGAGTCCTGTCATATGCGAAAAGGGATTGACAGCGTACCCTGGCCTTACCGAGACGGTGGATGCATACGCCGAACGCTGTCAAATTCATACTGCTTTCTCCTCCCTACCTATAACCCATGGGTTCCGACGCCGTATCGGATGTTATCAACGATATGCGGCATGAGTCTCTTAGCCACGGGCGCGCCGTCAAGATAGACATTCACGTTGATTGGCTGTGTGGATCCGCCACCACCGCCAGCACTGACCTGATTGGCAGGGATCACGTTTGTTCCTGGTGGCATGTTGGTCAATAGTTCGCCCTCGTGGACAAAAGCCAGACCGCCCGCAAAGTTCGTGACCCCTTGCGCATGATGAGGCAGTTCAAGGATGCCGCCAGGCGTGATGGTTCGCATGAGTCCAGCAATGCTCTGGTCGGAGCCGGGAACCACGAACGGAGGCTTGATTGATTCTGTGATTTGAGCCAGGATACCCGCTATAGCCAGAAGCGGGCCTACTGCACCCAGTGCGGAAAGCCCGATGCCCTTGATGCCAGTTGACGCTATATCTGCCTCAACGTTAACTGCCCCAAGACTCGCCTCTTCTTCTGTTGAAGCTATTGCTACTTCACTCGCCGATGTCTCTGCTGCCGTGCCTACATCGCCAATAGACTTGCTCGCGCCAGGTGAGAACCTGCCTGTGAGCCACCCGAGAAAGTCTTGAGCGGTGTTTTTCCACGTACCGAAATTGTCGATGACAGTAGTAATGCCCCTGTTCACATCACTGAGCCAACTAGCAAGTTTGAATGCAGCAACGATGGTCGCAACCCCCGCGATAGCTACACCGAGCGCAGTAACGCCCGGCCCGCCACGCTCGACCCAATTCACGAAATCGCCGATGATGGGAACTATAGTGGTTAAGATGGCTGTGAGTGTATTCCATGTATCGGAGAGCAGACCGCTCTTGATAAACACGTCATAGAGATTCTGGCCTAGCGGAATAATGTACTTGTTCAGCAAATCAGACATGGCTGGCAAGAACGTTCCCGTCATAAACTGCGCTATGGTCTTAAAGGTATTCTGAATGTCCTGCAAGCCGCCGCGTTTGAGCAGCCAATCACTAAACCGGTTGGTAAGCGGTATCACGTACTTGTTCAAGAGATCAAAGAGAATAGGGATTACAGCCGTACCAATCTTGATCTTGATATCCTCGAACTGGTTTTTGAGGATAGCCATCTGCCCGCCAAACGTCTTGCCAGCCGCCGTCGCACTACCCCCAAATTCCGTTGACAGTTCATGCAGGATGATCTTTTGCGCCCCGATGATGTCGTTGTGTGCCATCATCGTCTTAATCTGCTCTTTTTCTGAGGTTGAGAAGGTCACACCTATTCGTTGTAGTGCCGACATTCCCGTCAGTGGGTCGCCAAGGGCCTTGCCAACCTGAATGGCGCTACTCTTCAAGTCTTGCCCCATTGCCTGAGATACGTCTAGAATGGCTTGTGTGGCTTGTGGAAATACATCCCTGCCGATGTTAGTAAAGGTAAGGAGTAGGTTCTCACCGCCCTGCACAGTATCTGCGCTAAACATCGTGGTCTTGCTGAAGGCATCAGCCAGGTCTAGCACCTTCTCCTTCGTTACCTGGAATGTGGCCGCCAGGCTAGAACTTCCACCAACGAGTACCGTGCTCGTTTTGCTAAGCTCTTGTTGTAAAAGTGCGACACGCTCCTTCGCATGCGTCAATGCATCAGTAGCAGCTTGCGTATGTTTGGTGGTAGCATTCCAGTGATCGGTTGCTAGACGCAGAGAATAGGTCGCTGCATCTAGTTGCTTTTGCAGCGCATCATGCGCTTTGGTAGAGAGACCAACCGTCTTTAGATGACCTGCTACCGCATCTGTAGCGCCGTGAAAAGCTGAAGCGGTTGACTTGAGCACCTGATCCGTTTGCGCCATCATCTGCTGGTGATCGATGGCAACCTTGATGGAGTCGGTAAACTGCTCCTTGAGGAAGTTGACACCCTCACCGGCCATCTCGAATGCCTTGAAGACGCCGAACATTTCAAGTGAATGCTTAGCGAACTCTTTGAAGCCGCCGCCGGTCTCTTTGACCTTCTCATCGACTCCACGAAGTTCGCCCTTCGCTTCCTCCGCACCCGCCACGCTCACTTTTGCGACGAGGTTTGCTGCCGTGATTGCCACGTTTCTCTATCTCTTCCTGTTCTGTAGCTCAAGAATCTCTCGTGCTTCATTCTCTGCGGTTATGCCGTCGAATGCTCTATCCGTCCACCACCGGCTGTGTTCTATCAGTTCCCAGGGCGGCACGCCTAAATATTTGGCCGCCTGGATAATGGCGTACCAGTCAGGGCAGTAGCCCATCTTGCCCTTCATAGCCAGGTAGCGCCTCAACTGTGTCCGTTCAGTTGAGGCGCTATCGCTTCCGGGCGTATATCCCTGGCAATTGCCATGGAGACTTGCACCTTGAAGAGATTGCCAAACTCACTGATCCGCTCTATGGGAAACATCACCGTAAAATCATCGTCCTCGTAGATGTCCCAACTCTTGATCAGATCAATCAAGAGGTGATTATCATCGATACTTCCAGCATTCAATTCGGCAATATAGGCATCCGTGACTTTGTTGGGATAATAGATAATCGTCACCGGCCCGACATTGGCTATCTGGACGGTGACCGTTGCGGTATTGGCCGCAATCTGGTGAAACGTTACTGGCATGTATACTCCTTATTATCGATACGTGCCTTGAAACATTCATAAGGAATACTCTTTAACTCCTTATGAACGCTCGTGATAATAACTCCTTTTATAAAGCCGTCAGTAGATTGGTGATTAAGAACTTCTGCGCAGCGCCCCACGTCGCATCTTCCACAATTGTGAACTCCCACTCTTCAGCAAAGACGCCATCTTTATCGCTGAACGGGTTCGGCTTGCTCACTTTCACCGCGAGCTGGTGCTCAAAGGTGGCGTATACCTGCGTCTGCGTGACGACAAGCGTCGGTGTGCCACCCGTTAGACTGACATTCGTTGCAGTCATGGCCGTGGTATCGGTGGCAAGTAAGCTCGTGTAGGTAAAGACATAGGGGCCGCCAGCAGGACCGGAAACCGTACAATTGGCTCCCACGGTTGAGAGGAGTTGGTACGCTGTTTGGACGGTCGCGGCGGTAAGACCGACAGCATAGGCGATATTGGCGGTGGTCTGCCCCTTGTAGCTGAGCGTAAAGTTGCCTGATGTAGCACCACCACCGATAGTCACTGTCTGGTTATTATCGATCACCAGGCCCTGCCCTTTAATGTCGAGGAACTGTGTTGTGCCCGCTTGCAGGTTGGTGAGCGGCGTCATGCCGGTAGCGTCTGCCTCCAGGAGCAGCTTAATAATACAGCCTGGGTTAAGATCGACGTGTGCCTGCCAGCCAAGATTGGCGCGGTTGAGCGGGAAGAACATACCGTAGAGGCCGGTAAAGGCAAAATCAACATTCAAGACCTTTAGGAGCTGCGTCGTGCCAAGTGCGCCAAACGTGGGATCAAGGTAGAAATTGAAGTGCTTGCCTGCCGATGGCTGGAGTGCCACCGCCGTCGGCGTAGCGGTCATGGTGATGGCTCGTTGCAACGCCTGGGCTAGTATCTTACCGGATACGGTAAAGCCTGCTTTCCGATCACCCTTGTAGCTGAACTCAGAGATCAGGCCATAGTTGACTTTGTGGTTATAGATGGCGTTCCCAAAGGCGTTATTCTCACCTTGTTCAATGGTATAGGTTTGCGGCTGTACTGATCCGGTTAAGGGCGGGCTGAATGTCCAGAGCTTGGCGGTGAGTGATGCGCCAGATGCGACGATGGAGGTGGGAGCACCACAGACACTGGCAAGCGCGTAGACGATGCCATTATAGTCAAGTTCGCCCGTCAGCGTACCATCGACCCACTCGCTATTCTCAATGACGATGGATGGATATTTACGGCCCGTCGCCGAGAATTGGGCGACATCGGCCATCGGGCCAAAGGTGACGGCAAAGCATTGTATGAGCTTGTTGGCCGCTACGTTCACGCCCGGCGTTGTCTCAACGCCGAATTGGAGCGTCTGGTTAATTGTTGAGCGTTCAGGCGTCCACGGCATAGCTTTATACTCCTTGTAATTCTAGGTGATAGAGCCCTCCGAGGTGACTCCACGGCTGCTCGTTGATTAACTCGCTATACGCGACGCTCTGTTCTCGATAGCAGGCTAGCACGCCACCCGATGGTAAGCCTACACTCCGCACAGACTTGAACAGCGCATCAATACGGTCGGCAATCGTGACCAGTGCCCCGTAGTTCCCACCTGGCCCACTTGGGCCAAGGACTTTGATTTGCAGCAAGATATGCACAAACAGCCTGACGGCATTGACCGTTAGCATATCGGTCGCCGACTGCTGGTTCACCATGATGAATGGTGGCAGCGTCGATTCCGGGGCATACCCCTGGAAGATGCCACCTGTAGCCGCTGCCATAAGTACAGAGTCAGCCTGCATGGTGGTAGCGACCCACGTAAACGCCTGTGCGGTCTCACTCAATGCGGTAGCCTGCTTTCAACGTGTGCGAGCTTCGCTTCAAACTCAGGTCGTACCTCCTCGATGGCTGGCTCTACAAACGGGCGGGCAGGTATAAATCGTGTGCCATAATTCTGGTATACCCAGTAATCAACGGCGCTCGTAATATTCTTGCTTAACTCGTCGTCACCATCTTCTTTGTGCATACCGCCAACCATAGCGCCTGTCTCGATTTGCCCGTTGATGTGGATGAACTCTTGAATGGCCCACACCAGCGCGTCAGCTGTCTCATCTACAATCCCGGCAAGGGCAGGCCGGAGCGCCTCTGCGATCTCTGCGAAATGATTGAATCCCTCATCGGCCATAGTCTTACCTCACGGTTCCGGTTGGCTGCCACTCTTCCAGGTAGAGGATAATATCGGTGTTTGCTTCGTCGTAATTAGCGATGTCCGCTATACGGTATCTATGGTTGCCGTACAGCACGCTCATGTTCGAGCGAATGTTGACACCTTTACGCCAGCGTATATATGCCCTGGTACTCACTGCCGAATAGAGTTGCTGCGCCATCACTCGCTGCATAGGCGACCACGTTTTGAAGGTGGCAGGCACATTGCTCAATCCTGGTACATCAGTCCAGTTCCCACCATCTGGAAAGCCTTGACCTGTCAAGGCTCCGGTCAGTTGCTGGATATGGATATAGACCTTGCGCCCTGATGCCTGACTTGAGACAACCTTTCTACTTGCGATACCAGCCATGATTACGCTCTTTCAGGCCAGTGCCAGGTACGCGCCTCTTTGTTCTCGTCGTAGTGAACCGATGTAGCCCAGACGACGCCTGACCCGTAAGAAGCGGTTTGTGGGTCGCGCGAGTCAACATCGTTGTTGCAATCAGTGAAGACTAGCAGGTTCACCGTGCCGCTTTCACGCAGCGACTCAAACACCCTGACTATAATTGCAGGTCTGTGCTGGCCTTTTGAGTATCCATCAGGCAGCACATAATGCACGATTCTTCCCTCAATAAGTCCATCCATTTACAGTACCCACGTCTTTCTACCCAGGAAGATATTCCTGAGTTCATCTGACTTATCCTCACCCACGCGGTTCTCGTACTTCCAGGCGATATATTGCAGCAGCATTAACTTCAACTCAGGCGGCAAGGTCGAGTAGCCACAGGTGTACGTCAATCGATACTGATAGGCCGGAGGCGGATATTGCAGGTACACCAACCCCGGCGTAGGAAGCGTATCAACGATATAATTGGCAATACCGCTCACCGATTGCGGCCATGTCGTCCAGGCCAGAAATGCCGTGATCCTGTACTCAAACAGCGAGACAGCGACCAGCGGCGGCTGCGGTAANGTCAGAATGAATGGAGCAGGACTGTACGGATTGGCTCCTAAGCTCTCGTTGTACTGGTAGAAATCCTGGTCGTAGAGCAGCTTATCCGCGCTCAAGCTATTGCCGCTCAACTGAGGCATGGTCCACATGGCTTGAATGGTTTGTGGCGCGAACGCTTTACCGGTCATGCGCTCCGCATCTGCGCGACACTGAGAGATGAGCGCCGAGAGCACAAGGTCATCATCCGTAAAGTCTACACGCAGGTAGGAGCCTGTCGTTGTAGAGCGCAACTCCAACAATGACAGAGGCTCTACTGCCACTGGTATGCTGACTTGCCAATCAAGCTTTAATGAGTCGGTCATGCCTCACCTCTGTCGTTAGGCAGCCGGTAAGACCATCGGCGCGAACAGGTGAGCTAGCAGCGCATATGCCGCGCCGGTTGTGCCTGTTTCCGCGCTCACGACCTGCACGTAGCGTCTGCGTCCGATATAGTCGATGCGCTGCACAACCGTAGTCGCTGCATTGATCGGTAGGAACGTAGACGCTGTGCCATACACGCCAACTTCAGGGTTGGGCATCAAGTCAGCCGCGACAACAGCCGTCCAGGTTGCGTTGTCGTCTGACTCATTGATCGTGAAAGCGTGCGTGCCGTCAGTCCAGGCCCCAGGACACAACTCAAGCGTCAAGCCTGCATAGCCGCCGTTGCGATAGCGATCAACGGCGACGGTTTGCGCCGTCTTGTAGACAGCAGCTACAAGCAGTTGGATGGTCCAGAAGTACCTGGACGGGTTTTTTCCGGTTGGTCCAATAAAAGACATTGTGTATCCTCCACTTAACTGTTCTTAGCTGGTTAGCCGGTCATGCTCTGGCGGCAAGCCGTAAGCTTCCAACTCTTCATGCCCGACATGCACGCGCTGGCCGCATACGCTACATTCGTAAGCGTTGTGGGTAACACCCTCGACATCGGGAAGCCGTACGAGCTTCCCTTTGCAGTTCGAGGTCGTAACCAGTTCTACTCCTACTGGCGCGGGCGCTTTCTGTACATCTTTTTCTGTTGCCATGTTCTGTCGTTCCTTCCTTTCGGCCTTAGATCATCTTCAGGACAGAGATCGCTTCAGGCAATACCACTTTTCCGCCGACTCGCTGCCGCGCAAGGAATGCAACCTGATTCTGTATGGCGAATAGTTCCTTGAGCGTCTGGAACGTAAGGCCAACTCTATCGACGATCTGATAGCCTTGCCCGATGTCACCGAAGATGACGGGAAACTGACCGGCGGTAAACGCTGGAAACGTACCTGCCTGGTTCGGCATATCTGGCATTTCAACGATAGGCCGACCGAAGAGCGTTTCACGGAACTCATCGCCGAACACCGTCCACAAGGGGCGGGTCGTGGTGTCAGCGAACAGGCGACAGATGCCAATCGTGCTATTGCTCATAAGCCATGTGCCTGTCGCGCGATAGCCTGATTTGCCGACGTGCATGAGTGAGATCAAGTCTGATGGCAAGAGGAGGTGCGAGGCGCTGGTACCGGAGAAGATGTTCATACCGCCGCCACCTGCAAGCGCCGCCACGGTCAGGATGCCCTCTGGGCGTGCCACGCCGTTGCCCGAGATGAACGCCGTACCCTCTTTCTGGGCGAATTGACGGGTAAGACGCTTGAGGATATAGCCCTCTACATCGAACACTGAATCTTCCAGGTTCTGCCTTGAGAGTTTGAGATAGCCGTTTAACTCGCGAGCGAATATCTCGATCATACCGAG